CATCAACTCTGATGTTCAGACAGAGATCAACTATGTGCCTGAGAAAGCTGCTCACCTTGCAACCTCAATGATGTCCATGGGTGCTGTTGTTATTGACGACAACGGTGTCTATGAAGTCCTTGATAACAACTAAGAGGAGTAAGAAATAATGGCTTATAATGCAGCAAACCTTACTCGCATTGGTGGTGCTTCTAACGGCGACTTGTGGTTTTACACTTCAGCAGATGCAATTGCTACTGTAAATACTGCCGGTTATTTTAATAACGCATCGAACATGCTTGCGGTTCGTGATGTTATTATTGTTGTAGATACCGCAACACCGACAACCAGCTTTGTTAATGTTCTTTCGAATGCTAGCGGCGTGGTTGACGTTTCTGATGGAACATCCATCGCAGAAACAGACACAGACTAATAGGGGTGGGGGGCTTCGGCCCCCCATTATCTGATGCCAACAGTAGCTAACTCTGACATTGATATTGCATCGCGCGGCCTGATCCTGATTGGGGCAGAGCCGATTACTTCGTTTACAGCATCAAGCACTGAAGCAACTGTCGCTAATGCAATATATGAAGATGTAATTCGTACCATAATGTGTTCTAGCCGCTGGCGGTTTTGCACAAAGCAAGCAGAATTAAACCTGCTTACTAATCCACCTACTGGTAGATATGATACTGCACATCAGCTACCATCAGATTTGCTTATGCTTCATGCCGTAACGGTTAATGATGCAATTATTGAATACAATATTTATGCTGATAAAGTATTCAGCAACTCGTCACAGAGTGACACTTTGATTGCTGATTATACTTTTAGAGCTTTGGAGACTGACTTTCCATCATACTTTACACTTGCAGCTGAGTTTGCACTTGGCGCATCATTTGCTTTGTCAATAGCAAGAGATGAGCAGCTATCAGCATTGCTTGAACGTAAGGGTGCGGAACTGCTTCAGCAAGCAAAGACACTAGACAGCCAGCAACAAACAACACGCAAACTTGTTACATCGAGGTTTATTACTGAAAGGCGAAGTTAATGGCGAGGATTAGAGTACCGCTAAACAACTTTGTTTTTGGTGAAATCAACCCTTCACTAACTAGCCGCATTGATTCAGCTGTATATAATCAAGCTGGGCAATCTGTTAAGAATGTGTTTATCAGAGCAGAGGGTGGTATTATTAACCGCTCCGGCAGCAAGCGGCTGTTTAACTTTACCCATACATATGATGACAGTCTGAAGCAGCAGATACGTCTTGAGCCGTTTGTATTCTCAAGCGATGAAAAGTATGTCGTTGCATTTAGTGCTGGGCAGATAGATATATTTCGCATCAATACAGATGGCACATACAATTCCAAAGTAGCTACCTTAACACAGGATGTTGATAGCAATGCTTTGCCAATAGACAACACAAATCTTACTGAGTTTACATATGCGCAGCAGGGTGACTTTATGTTCATTGCGCATAATGACTTTATGCCATTGGAACTTGTAAGAACAGGTCTTACCTCGTTTGAAGTTCGTATATTTGGGTTTGATACATCAGCTGATGGTAATCGTATTCTTCAGCCTTATTACAATTTTCAAGGCACTGGCGTTACCATAACTCCTTCGGCTACATCAGGAACAGGTGTTACTGTTACAACAAGCTCTGCTTATTTTGATGCTGGCATGGTTGGCTCAAGCCTTCTTATACATGAGACACAAGTTGACATCACAGCTGTAACAAATAGCACTACGGCTACTGTAGATATTCAAGGCACAATACAACAGCAGCTGGACTTTGATTCGTTGAACACCACTGAAGGCTCTGACAAGGTGCGTGTAATTATGCCGCATCATGGTTTGTCAACTGGTGATTCAATTATTATTAGCAACGCTGGTGCTTTGGGCGGTATTAATAATGGTAACATAAATGGTACTCGTACTATTTACAGCGTTATTGATGCAAACACATTTTTATACACAGCTGGTGGCTCTGCTTCATCTACTGCAACAGGTGGCGGTACGCCTATTATTTCTAGCACTGCTGGCACAACAGAATGGTATGAGCAGTCATATAGTTCGTATCGCGGATTTCCAGCTGCTATAACATTTCATGAAAACAGACTATGGTTTGGTGGCACACCTTCGCAGCCTAGTGGAATCTGGGCATCTGCATCTGGTGACTTCTTTAACTTTGATGTTGGAGAAGGTGAGGACTTTGATGCTATCGACCTTGAGGTATCTGTAGGGGTCACTAACTTTATTAGACATCTTGTATCTAATAGAGACTTGCAAGTGTTTTGTAACCAAGGCGAGTTTTATCTTCCAGCATTCCAAGATCAGCCAATCACTGCATCTATTGCAAAGGTATCTGAACAGACACCATTTGGAACTGGATATGTACGCCCATTGTCATTAGATGGTGGTACGTTATTTGTTCAAGCTACTGGCAGCGCGGTTAGAGAATACATCTTTAATGATACTGAAGGTGCGTATACCACAAACATGGTATCGATACTTTCATCACACCTTATATCAAATCCATTGCAACTGACCTCTGTTAAGGGTGCGCTTGATCGTCCGGGTGCTTATGCGTTTTTCCTTATGGACAATGGTGAAGTTGCTGTCTTCTATAGTATTCGTGCTGAGAAACGTGCTGGATGGATGCGTTGGACAACTGAGGGCAGGTTCCATTCTGTATGCGCTGTAGATGAAGAACTGTTTACTGTGTCTGTTAGGGATGACGGATCAGGCACAAATAAGCTATTCTTAGAACAGCTTGATAAAGATTTGAACATGGACTTTAGTAATGATTTTACTGGTACTGCTGGTGTTTTCGATGTGTCTGCACATTTTTCTGACGGTGCTGTTGTAGACGTTGTTGACGATACAGAATACCTTGGCACGTTTACTGTAGCTGGTGGTGAGGTAGATGTCAGTGCTGTTAAGCTATCAACCTCTGCTGAGATTGGTTACAAGTTTATACCTGAATTACAGACGATGCCTATTGATGGTCAGGTTCCGGGTGGGCCTTTGACTGGCAGACCTCGTAAAATTACTAATGTTATTCTGGATATAAAAGATACCTTGAGTATATCTGTTAATGGTACGAACATGATCATTCGTAATGTTAACTTTAACCCTGCGCAGCCGAGGGTTCCATTTACAGGTAAAAAAGAATTTAGGGTGTTGGGTTATAGCAAAGACCCAACTGTTACAATCTCACAGATAGCACCACTTGATATGCAGTTAAATGGCATGGTGGTAGAGGTGGCATTCTAATGAGCAGCTTTTGGGCATATGCAGCTTTAGCAGTTGGCACTGCAATGGATATAACTGGCGCACAACAGGCAGCTGATGCAGAGCGTGTTCGGCAAGAAGAAATTGCTAGACAGGCTAGAGAAAACAAAGAAATGGTTAAGCTACAGGCTGAACGTCAGTCTACAGCTAGGTCAAAAGCATACACATCATTTCTTAAAAACTCATCTGCTATTGCTGGCTTTAACAGGCGTGGTGATGATCGTTCACTAAAAGCAATTCAAAAAGCTGGAAGAGAAAAGACGGAAGCAGAACTATCAGCAATCCGTTTGCAAAGTTTGTTTGTTAGAGGCAGGTATGAATCTCAGGCAAGGTTTGCGCAACTTGAAGGGCAGTGGGCGGCTGATCAGGCTTTGATGTCTCAAATCTCAACTGTTGCTGGCAATGGTTATAAAGCAACTCAGGTAACGTAATGGCTAAGATTGAAGTATTAAAAGGTACTGAAACCACCATAGGCCCAATCGGTATTGTGTCTATGGGAAGGGGCGGTGTTGAGGCTGGCAAAGCTATGCAGAATGCTGGCAAGCGTATATTTGATGCCGCATTTGAATATGCTTATAACAAAGAAAAACAAAAGGGACAGGATGATGCTCGTCTTGCTGCTATTAGCGCAAGAGATGCAAATGGAAACCTAACATTCCCAGAGATTCCAAAGTCTCTTTCTCCTGTCGCCCAACAGTTTTATGAGCCTATCGCTAACAAGCGTTATCAAGATGCTTTGGTACTTGACCTTGATGATCAGGCAAAGCGTTTAGCCAAAGTTCATGAACGTGATCCCGATGGCTTTGCTGAAGCATTTAATAATTATATAACCTCAACACAAGCGCAAGCTGGCAAGTTTGCTGGCTTTGTTGAATCAACTGGCGCGATTACTTCTAAGCAATATCAAACCAAGTTGTTTATGGACAAGGTTGAGCTTGAAGATAAGAATGCTGCCCAAAATGCCGTTAATATTTTACATAATGCTGTATCCGATATTGAGCAAAGTGCTAGGGCTGGTGCGACTGGTTCCTCAAGACTTTTGTTGGGAAACAAACTTGAAGAGTTGAATGGTGTTGTAGCAGAACATGGCGACAGACTTGGTATGGCATTTTTGCCAGAGATGTCTAAAAAATTACGTGCTGCTTTTGTTACTGGCGACATCATTAACATATCTAATAAATTGGAGCAGATGCTTCCATCTGATGATATTGATCAGAAGCAGCCAAATCTTTCTGCTCATTTAAATTACATGGCTATAGCCATTGAGAATAGAAGTCTTGATGGCATTCCAAAACAGTTTAGAGATGCTCTTGAGAAAGCTGGATTAAGCCAAAAGTATCTTGATGATGATGTGTTTGCTGGACTTCATGCTCAAATGGCGCGTGATGTTAGAACTCGTCAAGGCACAGTTCAAGAACAATGGAATGCTGAAAATGAAAATAGGCGTGTTGGTGCTGCTATCTACAGTATGGCTAATGGTAACAACTTAACTGTTGGCGATTCAGATAGAGTGCTTGGAGCTATTAATATTAAATCTTCTGTTGATCTTGAAAACAATCTTCAGACTATTATGACACCACCAGAAAACGCTGCACAAAAATCAGCATGGGAAGCAAACTATGGTGCAGTGCATCACTTGTTGTTTAACACAACTGGTGAGCTACCTACTGTTGTCAAAGATTATTTGCAGAATGTTAGCACTATGACAGCAGACCAGCTGCCTGTTGCCATTGCTATGTATCAACAAGCAACACGTTTTAATCGCGGCACATATACAGAGCAGTTGACCAGAGGTCTTAGTGACAAAGCTATATTGATGTATGAGACATTGATAAACGTACAGGATGTTCTTGGCAGTCAAGCATTACCTGAGTTTATGAATAGCTTTAGACTTAAAGACAAAGCCACGGCTGATGAAGTTAAGGCAAACATATTTAGCAAGCTGGGCGTTAAAGAAGGTAGCGTTGCTACCGCTGTTAGAAAGTTTGTAACTGATAACATTTCTGATGATGCTAGCCCAGATGAAATTACCTTCTATACACGTTTTGCTGATGATCTCTTGTTTGCGATGGATGAAGAAAGAGTTAAGCGTATCTTAAAGTCTGCTGGTGACACTGTTTTCAAGACAAGTAATATGCTTCATCCAAGCATTGGTCGCTCACGTTATACGCCGGAACGTGCATATACAGATGATATATCTATGGGTGACTTTAATGATGCGATTGACATGAAGTTGGCATTGGTTGATTCCAATTTAAAGATTGGTGTCAATGCATTTCTTGTTCCTGATCCAAGAGAGGGTACGGCTTTACCTGTATATACGTTTGTTGATGCCGATAAAAACATCATCACTCATAATGGCAAACCGTTGCAGGTTGGTAATCAGTACGTTGTTAGCAAGATGGCTGAACGCAGAAACATTTCAATTCAGCAGCTGCGGAGGGATGCGGCATCTGCAAGAGAGCTATTCCTTAAAAATCAAGACATATTTGATCCGGCTTATGCATCATGATGGACATTGGACGCAGAGACTTTTTCATACCAATCCCAGCAGCTATCAGTGAAGAAACTCCTGTCAGCTGGTGGGAGGGGTATAAAGCTAACGTGGCATATAATAACATGCCACTTATTGAAAGCGTTGAAGAGGCAAAGCTATTTGGTGATGCGTATGCTGATCCAGAGTTTGATGTTGCGTCCAACATATCTGAAGAACTTCTCCCATATTATAATGATCTGGTTCGTGCAAAGAACCCAGAGCATCTTGCTTACCTTGAACAACGTGCATTAACTGCAATAGAGCGTAGACGTAAAGCAGCCGAGGCTGGTATCACAGCGCAGCTGGCTGGTGGCATCACTGATCCACTTGCTCTTTTCTCGTTGATACCCGGATTGCAGTTTATTAAAGCTGGTCAGACCTTCGGTCAGGCGGTGATAAGGGGTGCTGGCGCGGGTCTGACCTTTGGTCTAGCGTCTGAAGCTAGACGCGCACCTTTTGCTGTAGCAGACGAGCCATATGAGGCAGCTAGCAATATCGTTATGTCAACAGCATTGTCAGCTGGCTTTGGTGGCTTGATGAGAGCAGCACCTTATGTCAAGCCATTCTTTCAAAGCGGTGCTTCAAAGCTAGGTAGAATTTACCGTGGCGAAAAGATTAGGCATATTTATGGTGATGATGTTGTAAATCTTGATGATGGATATAAAGCTGCGCCAGAAGGTGTTGGCGATTTTGACATTGATCAAATGAGTTGGATTAATAACCCTAACCACAAAAGACTTGGCGATAAAGAGTTTCCAGATGAGGCAAAGTCTTACATTGTCGATCTTGCATATAATGCATCTTTACCATTGAGTGGTGCTAAAAAGGGTTTGGGTCGTCAGTCTGTTGCACAAGATGCAGCTACATACATTGGCATGTTTCATGGCGTTGATGAATCATTAAGAAATTTACATTCGCAGCAGGTTCGAGGGATTGCAAAGGCTGCTCGCGTTGGTGGTATATATGATCCAACAAGTGGCTTTAATGATTGGGCTAATGATACTTTGCGTAGATATATTTTATCTAATTCAAATGATCCACGACTTCAGCGTTTAGGTAAGGAAGGTATAACAGATCAGCAAAAAGAAGCTGGTGTTATACTTGCTGACTTGTTTAAAGGTTTTTCTGATGAGATTAATTTTTCTGGTTTGTCAAAGAATAACGACAAGCTAAGAAAAACTATAAAGTTAAATCAAGACAAGTTAGATGAGACAACCAAGAAACTTGCAGATTTAGAAGACAGCATCAAACGTGGTGGTGGCGCAACGAAGAAACAAGCAGAGTTTCGTGACTACTTAGATGGCAGACAGGCTGAACTTCGTGCTGCTATTGAGATGTATGAGGGGCAGATAGATTCACCTTTACGGTCTAACTTTGTATTTCCAATATTCTATGACAAAGATAAGTTGATGCAGCCCGAAGCTAGAGCTGCACTTACCGAAATATTTGCTGAAGACTATAAGATGCAACGCCTTGCAAATGGGGAAGACCCAGCTGGTGCATTTGCCGATGCTGAACGCACCCTATCTCGCATCATGCAAGAAGATGCTGAAGATATGGAAAGCATTTTGCGTAGTGCTGATGTTCCCGGAAGAGCAAAGCATTTAAGACAACGCAAGACTAACATCGATGTTGCCAAGGTTGTTGATTACATTATTCCAACCATGGATAGTCTTTACACATACATAGATCGTATGGGTCGCCAGATTTCCTTTGCCAATAAGTTTGGTGGGAGAAACATTGATGAAGTTCTTTCTGATTATGAAGATGTATTAAGAAACGCTGGTAAGTCTAATAAAGAAATAATTAGAGCAAAGGCAGACTTGTATGCTGATTACGAGCGTGTAATGGGTACATTGCAGCGCAGTGCTGATCGTTGGGATTGGCAAGCTGCCAAGGCTGCAAAGGCTTGGGCTGGCTGGGCGTTTCTTCCATTTGCTGGTGTGTCTGCTTTGACTGATCCCGGCTCTATTGTTATGGCGCATGGCATGCGCGAAGTGTTTCGTGCAGCCGCTGCTGCTACTGATACAGCGTTTACCGGCAAGGTTATCCGTGAAGCACAGCTTGCTGGTGAATTATTGGAGATGACTAAGAATGTCCATGCAAGAGAACTTCTTAGCGACACTGTAAGAAGGGTTAAGCCTAACCTTAATGAGCGTGTTATTCAGCGCGGCAACCAAATTATGTATACAGCTAATGGTCTTGCTCCAATTACGTTTGCTGGCAAAACATTAGATCAGATTATTACTAACAATAAGTTTATCAAATTGTCACGCAAATGGGCTGAAGGCAAAATATCTTTGTTTGATCGTGAGTATCTTGCACGGTATGGCATTGATGAAGATATGGCTAAGTTTATAGCCAAGGCTCCTACTGAAAAGCATGACAGGTTTGACTTTGAGTTTGCCAATACTGATGCATGGCCTCAATCAACTGGTGCTGAACGTGAGATATTAAGAAGATACAGAGCTGCCCTTAACTCACATGCAAATAATACAATCGTTATGGGGCAAACATTTGACAAGCCTATAATTGTTGATGGCGTTGCGTATATCCGCGACAATCCATTCTTCCAAGCTGTACGAAAAAAGTTTCCGTCACAGTTTCCTATTGAGAAACGGCTGCGCACTGGTAATGAAAACATGGTGCGTATTGAAAGCGGATTAATGACATTGCCATTTACCTTTATGAACTTTGCTTTTGGTGCCAACAATAAGATACTTGGTGCTGTGCGCGATCCTAATAGGCGTTATAGATTGCAAGGTGTAGCTGCCTTGATCGGACTTTCTTATATGTCATTGGCAATTAAGAAGCCTGATTACTGGTTTGAAAAGCGTGAATCACCTGAGATACTTGCTCGGATTATTGATCATTCTGGTGTGCTTGGTATCTACTCTGATCTTGCATATACAGGTTTAAACATTGCCGGAAACCTTGGCCTAGATACTCCAATACCTCCAAAATATGTTAGCCTTAACAAAGATGAGCGTTTGATGGATGCATTTATTGAGCCATTTGGCGCACCAGCTGGGCTTGGTTTGGAGTATGGCAGAGCATTGCGTGATTTTATGAATGGCGATGTATCTGATGGTGCAGAGCGTTTGAAGTACACACTGCCGTTTATTGGTTTGTATCCATTGCGCGATGATATGCGTGAGTTAATTGGCAGTGTTGGACGTAATTGATTGTGCGTTGTGTACTGCATTGTTGCTATGATAGGGGATTAGCATGACTATTAATTTAAGTGATAACAACCCTCGTATATCGTACACTGTGGCGCAAGGCGTTACACAGTCTGCGTTTGTTGTGCCATTTGAGTTTTTCGAAGATGAAGACCTTAACGTATATGTTGATGAAACTCTTCAAACATTAACAACTAAATACACAACAGCTGATGATTCTGGCAATACAATTGCTCATACATCAGGCACGACTGGTTATATTCACTTTACATTAGGCAATGAAGTTACAGGCGTATCTGGCGGTAGTACAGTTGTTATAACACGCGATGTTGAGCTTGAGCGTGTAACTGACTTCCCAACATCTGGCCCATTTGATGTAGCTTCTCTTAACACAGAGCTTGATAAGTTTATGGCTATTGCAGCTGACCTTGATGACGCTGTAGGCCGTACTATTCGTTTGACAGATTATGATACATCAGGTGCTTTGTCACTTGTGTTGCCATCTGCATCTGAGCGTTCTGGCAAGTTCTTATCATTTGATGCAACTGGCACACCAATCGTTACAACAAATGCTGGTGACTACAAAGGTGCTTGGGCAGCTGGTGTTGATTATAACATCGGTGATACTGTTACTGATACAACAAACAACAACGTGTATCGGATCAGTGCTGTTCACACATCGTCTGGCACACTGCCATTAAGCACGAATACTAATTCATCTTATTACACTCTATTCATTGATGTCGCTACTATTCAGACAACATTGATTGAATCTGTAGCGGCTAATACCGCAACAGCATTGGCAATAGCACTAGGATAATTAAATGGCTAATACCTTCAAACTTAAATCAAATGGGGCTATGCCAGTTAGTTCTGGTACGCCTGAGACACTTTATACAGTTCCGGCTGCGACAACTACGGTTATCATTGGCCTGACGCTAACCAACGTACATACGGCATCTGTCACAGCTACTGTTCGGATTGTATCTAACACTGTTGATACAGAAACTAACGAGACAGTAAATGTGGTTAAGGACGTTCCAATCTTGGCTGGTTCATCACTTGAGTTGATGGCTGGCAACAAATACATCTTGCAAACAACAGATGTTATCGACATTGACTGCGATGTGTCTGGCAAGATTGATGCGACATTGAGTATTATGGAGATCACCTGATGCCTTATATCGGCCCTAGTGCAGACTTTGCGAACATTACTCGCTTCACCTACACTGCAACTGGTGGCGAGACAAGCATCTCTGGAACAGATGATAACGGCCTATCACTGGCCTTTACGTCTGGCGTTAATCTTACAGTACACCTTAATGGCGTTCTGCTGGTCGCTGGCACGGACTACAACACTAACACGGCTAATACCATAGCTGGCCTTGCCGCGCTTGCCAGTGGCGATATTTGCGAGGTTACGGTGTATGGCCTGTTTAATGTTGCTGACGCTATTCCGGCAACTGGCGGTACGTTTAGCGGTGCGGTTGTGTTTGGTGCGGCTGTGCAGGGTGCTGTTAATACCAATGCGTCTGTAAGCGGTAGCACTACACTGGACTTTTCTAGCTATCAGAACTTTGTCCTGACGCTGACAGGCAATGCGACATTGGCTAATCCAACCACTGAGACTATTGGTCAGTCAGGTTTTATCATCTTCATACAGGATAGCACAGGCGGCTATACGGTATCTCTTGACACTGACTATGAGACTGCTGGTTCTGCTGGATTGACTTTATCAACTGCGGCTGATGCGTATGACATTGTGCCTTACGTTGTTAAGGGTACAGATTCCATTCTACTTGGTACGCCTCAACTGGCGTTTGGCTAGGGGGTTGCATGTCTACACCAGTAGGTTCCTCACAATGGATGTATTCTACGCCATCCGGCTTTTACCCCTACAGCATTGACCAGTCTCTGCGGTTTAATGATAACGATAGTGCGTATCTAAGCCGCACACCAGCGTCTGCTGGCAATCGCAAGACTTGGACATTTAATTGTTGGTTTAAGTTAACAGTAAGCGGCACAACTATAAACTTTTTTGGCGCAGGGACTGGCGTTTATAACAATAGATTTGATGTTTATTTAATTACGCCATCAACAGATGCTAGATTGGGGTGGATATTAGACCCCAGATTAAGTGGCGGCACATATTATCAAGATGTTTCTTTAGCAAGATTTAGAGACCCATCTGCTTGGTATATGTTGACCGTTAAGTTTGATACAACCCAAGCAACAGCCGCAGATAGAATAAAACTTTACATCAATGGTGAAGTGGTTTCTGTGTCAAATACTAATGGATATCCAGCACAAAATACAGATTGGTTTGTAAACAATACAAATCAACATTTTATTGGCAATACCCAACACAACCAAGTTACAAACTTTTTTGACGGCTATATGGCCGAAGTAAACTTCATTGACGGTCAAGCCCTAGACCCAACCAGCTTTGGCGAAACCATCAACGGCATCTGGGTGCCGAAAGCATACAGCGGTAGCTATGGCACTAACGGTTTCTACCTGTCATTCGCAGACAGCGCGGCAATAGGCGATGACCTATCAGGCAACACCAATGACTGGACTGCCAACAACTTAGCCGCAAGCGATGTCGTCAGTGACTCACCTACCAACAACTTCCCAGTTCTTAACCCGTTAGACCAAAACACTGGCACATTATCGGAAGGCAATTTAAAAGTTGCAACAGTTAGTACATCTTCTACGCCAAACACAAGGGCTACCTTTGCGGTAAACTCAGGTAAGTGGTACTGGGAGTACAGAACATTAGACACTCAAGTCTACCATTTTATTGGAATAGTCAGAGCAGATATATATGGCGGGATTGGAAGCGATTACATAACAGCAACACCGCAGGGGAATATCTATGCAGATGGTTCTATTGTTCAAAGTGGCTTGACGACTTGGAGTAGCAGTGGAAGTGTTTTAGGCATTTCTTTAGATGCTGATGCAGAAACTGTCCAGTTTTACTTGAACGGTTCTTCTTATGGCACTGCGGTCAGTTATTCTTCATTTATGTCAGGTGCAACAGTTTCTGGATGGTTTATTGATGGAGCTTCTAGCATTGTTTGCACAGGCGTTGCCAACTTTGGTCAGGATAGCACGTTTGCTGGAAATACAACCGCTGGCGGTAATGCAGATGGCAACGGCTACGGTGATTTCAAGTACGCAGTACCGTCCGGTTTCTTGTCGTTAAATTCAGCCAACCTACCAGAGCCAGCCATCGGCCCGAACAGCGACACAACGAGTGACGAACACTTTAATACGGTGCTGTATACTGGCACAGGTGCAACGCAAAGCATTACAGGAGTTGGGTTTCAGCCTGATTGGACGTGGGTTAAGCGCAGAAGTGGAATACAAGAACCGTCAGTAACGGACAGTGTTCGTGGTGTTAATGCACAATTACGCCCAGCCTCAACTGCCGTAGAGTCAGCGCAAACAGATGCTTTAACAAGTTTTGATGCGGATGGATTTACTCTTGGCGCAGATGCAACAAATCGTAGCTACAATTATTATACAGATGCCCACGTCGCTTGGAACTGGAAAGCTGGCGGCACAGCCGTAAGCAACACCGATGGTAGTATTACGTCAAGCGTATCGGCGAATACTGATGCGGGTTTTGCAGTGGGAACCTATACAGGAAATGCCACAGCGGGGGCGACCATAGGCCATTCGCTTGGTGCAACACCAGAAATGGTTATTGTGAAGCGTAGAAGCAACGCAAGAGATTGGGCTGTATATCACAAAGACCAGTCAGCAACGCCGACAAATGCTTACTTGCTTTTGAACAGCACCGCCACAGTAGCTACAGGAAACACAGCTTGGAACAACGGCACGTTTACCAGCAGTGTGTTTACTATTGGTTCACACGAACTTGTGAATTTTAGTGGTGATTCATATGTGTTTTATGCGTTTAGAGGAATTGATGGTCACTCAAAATGCGGCTCATATGTAGGCAACGGTTCCACAGATGGCACGTTTGTCTACACAGGTTTTCGTCCTGCTTGGGTTATGCACAAAACTGTAGACACAACAGCTAATCATTGGTCAATCAGAGATAATAAAAGAGACCCAGACAATGAAGTTTTATTAGCTTTATACGCAAATCTAGCTAATGCTGATGATACAGGTGGAGATGCTATAGCCATAGATTTTTTATCAAATGGGTTTAAGGCAAGAAGAACAAACAGTCAATTAAATCAAAGTGGTACAAAATATATCTACCTTGCCTTTGCTGAAGCACCATTCAAATACGCCAACGCCAGATAGGAGATAACCAATGGCATACAAATACAATGGTAAAATCATCCGCGCTGGCAGAAGCTGGCAAGATGACAACAACATCACCCACCCCGCAACGTGGATGCGGTGGTCAGATGAGTACAAGGTGACTATGGGCCTTGTGTGGCAAGATGACCCTGCACCATTCGATAGCCGTTTCTATTGGGCGGCTGACTTGCCTAAAGCATTGGATGATGTGAATGAGGTTGATGAAGATGGTAACGCATTGCTTGATGCTAATGGCAATCAGATTGTAACGCTTGGCCTCAAGTCGCAGTACAAGGCACAGACAAAGGCAACAGCGGCATCACTGCTTGCGCCTACTGACTGGCAAGTTATCAAAGCGGCAGAGGTGTCTGGCTACACTGTACCTTCAGCAATCACAACATATCGTGCGTCTGTACGCACAGCCAGCAACAGCATTGAAGCGGCAATAGATGCGGCTAGTGATATTACTGCATTTGTGGCATTATGGGATGTGCCAGTGGATGCGGATGGAAACCCAACTGGAAATGCGCCAATCAATAATTGGCCTGATGAGGTGTAGATATGAGTAGGTCAAGAGACTTTGCAGATTTAGCTGGTAGCGCAGATGCGGGTGGTCTGACAGGTGCCAATGCCCTCATAAACGGTCAGTTTGCTATAGCGCAAAGAGGGACTTCATTTACATCTGGGTCTAACGATGACACAGACTATACGCTTGACCGCTGGAAATTGTTTTCTGATGGCAATGATGTAGTTGATGTAACACAAGAGACAACTACTGTGCCTACAAACAGGCAGTATGCTATTGCTTTAGATGTTGAGACTGCTAACAAAAAGTTTGGCATTGCACAAATCATAGAACAAAAGAACTGTGTTAATCTTATTGGCGAAACTGTCACGCTTTCGTTTCAAGCCAAAGTATCAGCAACAACAAATCTGGATAATGTTAAAGCGGCTATCATTGCTTGGGATGGTACGGCTGATACAGTAACGGCTGATATGATTTCTGCTTGGGGTGCAGAAGGTACAGACCCTACATTAGCTACTAACTTTACCTATGAAAACACACCAGCTAATCTGAATCTAACAACTTCATACGCAACATATTCTGTTACCGCTTCTGTTGATACAGCAAGTGCAAAGAACATCATTGTGTTTATCTGGTCAGATGTAACAACCACATCGGCTGGTGAGTTTTTATATTTGTCTGATATAAAATTAGAAGCTGGCGAGACAGCCACGCCGTTTGAACACGAAAGTTTTGCGAAAACTTTGCAGAAATGCCAGAGGTATTATGAACGCGTTGAAGAGGCTGATGCCTTGCTTGGCGGAGGTTACAATGAGAGCACAACAATAGCGCGAGCTGCATGGATATATCGTGTAGAGAAAAGGACTGCCGCCACTGTAGATTTTAGTTCTGGTGCAGCCCTTGAGGTTCTTGGTGGGGCTTCTGGTGCAGACGCTTCGACTTCAATCGCAGTATCCACTCAAAAAGCCCATTCAGTCGCCGTCAGACCAACGACATCATCCCTTACGGCAAACGACGCTAATCTTGTGCGCGTAGTTTCGGGTGCTTGGGCAGCAGCAGACGCGGAGTTATAAAATGCACATTGAAAACGCACGATATGTCAAAGACGTTTACACGAATGAAAAGGATGCGATTGCTTGTGATTGTGATGGCAGACCAATAAGCATCCCACTTGACTCTGCCAATCGCCACTACGCAGAAATCATGCGACAGGTAGCTGCTGGCACTCTGACCATACAGGATGCTGACTGATGAACGAGGAAAACAAAGTCATCGTTGACGTTGCGGCTGGCACAGGCACAGTAGCTGCTTGGCTTGAGATGGCACCCGATGCGGTGGCTTTGGTTACTGGTGTGTGGGTTTTGATACGGATATGGGAAACCAAGACCGTTCAAAAGCTACTTGGCAAAGATGTTTAAGGCGATAGTCCTAGCATGTATGGTAACTATGCCAACAGAGTGCTGGGAATATCACGACACAAGAGGCCCATATAAAGACAGGGAACAGTGCGTTAGTCGTGCGTATGAGATGGGTAATGATATAGCTAGTATGCATAAGGGCGATATTATGCCCCGGTCTTATAAGTGTAAAATATTAAAAGGCACACAGTTATGATCCTTCCAATAGTAAATGCGGTGGCTGGTATTGCTGGTTCGTGGGTTGAATCTAAGATTGAGACACAAAAGGCAAAGACGGAAGTTGCCAAAAAGGTGGCGGCTGGTGAAATGGAATGGAACCAGACTATGGCTGCTGCAAGCTCCTCATCATGGAAAGATGAGTGGCTCACAATCCTTGTCAGTATCCCCCTCATCCTCGCCTTCACAGGACATGAAGACATAGTTCAGCGTGGTTTTGCAGCACTTGACAGTATGCCAGATTTCTATAAGACTGCTGTCGGTGTTGTATTTGCAGCATCTTTTGGTGTTCAACAGCTGACAAAGATGTTTAAGAAATGATAGATGAACTTACTTCCCTGATTGCTCGTCATGAGGGGAAGGTGCTTACAATGTATACTGATACAGTTGGAGTGCCTACTATTGGATACGGTCACAACCTTAACGAACCAATCTCTGAAGCAGCTGCGTTGCAGATATTATCAGATGATGTATCAATCGCGGTTAATGAGCTTGATGACAGAATGGATTGGTGGCGTGACCTACCACACCCTGCACAACTTGTCTTAGCATCGATGGTGTTTAACCTTGGATGGCCTAGATTCTCACGCTTTAAAAAAATGATTGCAGCTTTGGAAGATCGTGATTACGATCAGGCAGCGGCAGAGATGGAAGATTCTTTGTGGTTTCAGCAAATCAAGTCTCGCGGTGATGAACTGAAACAGCTGATGTTGGAATGCAATGACGCTTTGTGATACACAAATACGAGAAGCAGTTAAACTTTATGAAGAGCATGGGACATTTAAAGCCGCTAGTGAAGCTAGCGGTATTCCTTTAAATACTCTTCATAACCGTTACAGTAAAGCTAACCAGCTTGAAGAAAACAAGCCTATTGATCATCCGGCATACGAACTAACTCCGCTGCCGCATGATGACATACCAGTTGATCAGATAGTTGATCAGCTGCATGGCAGATTCAAGAAGCGTAAAGCCAACAAAGAGGCAAAGAAATGGATACCGATTAAGATGAAATCGGATGAACCCATTGGCTTGCTGTGGATGGGCGACCCTCACATCGATGATAACTATTGCGATTGGGATTCATTACGCTCGCACCTGGCTTTAATTCAGTCTACACCGGGCATGTTCGGTTGTAACCTAGGTGACTACCAGAATAACTGGGTAGGCCGTCTAGGACGCTTGTACGGCGAACAAGACACATCTCATAAAACAGCATGGCGTTTGGTTGAGTGGTTAATTCAAGAGATGAACCCTCTCATTCTCATTGGCGGCAATCATGATATGTGGTCTGGTGCTAGTGATCCCCTTAAATGGCTTGCCAGCCCTCATGCTATCTTCGAGGATTGGGAAGCTCGCGTTGAGTTGCAGTTCCCTAACGGCAGAAACTGTCGCATCCATGCCGCGCACGACATGCCGGGCCACTCCCAATGGAATGCTCTTCATGCTCAGAATAAAATGGCGCGATTCAAGAGTAATGCTTCGTTGTATATCAGTGGACATAAGCACAACTGGGCGTTGGGTCAGATCGAACTGGTGGAAGAGGAAACCACAACTTGGCTTGCTCGTGCCAGAGGATACAAATACCACGACACCTATGCGTTTACCAAAGGTTTTGAACAGCAGAAGTTTGGGCAAGCAATACTTCAGGTCATTGACCCTCATAACATTAGTCCTGTTTCATGGGTACAATGTTTTGCTGACCCTCATGATGGTGCAGACTACCTTCAATATCGCAGATCGCTTCGTAAGTAATGGCAGAGTAGCCAGCTATATCTAGCCAGCTGTCGGCTGATCTGTCAGTCTTCATCCTTGCTATCTTTAGCAGCATCATCATGATGCCTACATCTTGTACGCTGAACCCTGTGCCTTTGTATTCTGACCATAGGTTGGCAATGTTCTGTAAGTTGTATGATGCGCTGCCGTAGTTGTCTCCACGGTTGACGACTATCTCTTGCACTTCATCGAGGAACTGTTTCTTATTCATAGCTTTGCCACCCTGTGTGTACTGTTGTTGCTTTTGGATAGTATCGTTGATGATCTTCATCAACTACATCATCAGCAAATGCATCAGGCTCAAACATATCAGACCATTTGGCTTGGTTCTTTAGTGCCTGTTCTTTCTGGTAGCTTTCATGAAAGTTGCGCAGCATTCTGCCCTTGTCAGACAGATCTTCATCTCTTGTTTTGAATCGTGTAAGCCCCATAGATACCTCCATAGAAAAGGGAAGGGCAGTTAGCCTACCCTTCCCTGATATTAATTGAAAGTGTTTTTAGAAAGGAATAGTGTCGTCCAGATCTTGGCTGGCAGCTGGGCTAGGTGCGGCTGCTTGTGGTGAGCCGCCCTGCTTTGCTTCGCGCTTGAGTGACAGATACTTTGTACCCTTCTCTGATTCTGATCTCCATGCTGCTAGGCGCATATCGCCATCCATTGGGCCAGAGTATGCTGGCTGTTTGTTGGCGTCTGTCGCATCTTCATTCATGTACAGTACACCGACACGCTGATACACAACAAAGACATCGCGTCCTTGTTTGTCTGTATCTGTGACAAGTGCAAGAGACTTCTTGCCTTGACCATCGAAGTCCATACTGCCTGTCAATAGCAAGCGTTGCTGCTCCATTGGGGGGAACACAGCCCCCCGGTTTGTGTTATCGTAGTCCACTAAAATGCCTCCTTGTTGGCTGTGGGTTTAACATGCACGACTGTGCTGCGAGAACCTTTCATTGCATCATTCCCATCATCATCTTCTGATGGCAATCCGAGTGCAGATTGTAGGCCGTACCGTTTGGCATAGGTAATGCCGCTGCCCATCTTCTGTGGGTCAGTTGGGTCTTTGGAACGGATAGGTGTGCGTGATACACGCTGCTCACCAGATGGCGCGTGTATCAGCACAGTGCGTACAAACGTCATACCAGTGTCACCATTGAACTCAAAGTCAATCTCTTGAGTAAAGCAGATACCAAACTGTGTGGCTTGTGTGGCTGCGTCAATCACAGCTTCGAGAGAAGCGTAGTTGTTTTTGAAGTGTGGGTTCTTCGAATCTTTGCTGGCTTTGACTGCCAGCTTCTGGAACTCAAGCAATGCTTGAGCCAGATTTTGTGGGTCTGCGGGTGCAGCTTTAGTTTGTTGTGCCATGATCATACCTCATTTGCTTCTGGCTTGATTGTAATGCGACAAGCACCGCGCTTGTCACGCTTGATAGTTAATAGGTCACAGAACACTTCACGTTCATCATCCATGATCAGTGACTTTAGTTCTTTCTTACATGCTTCATGCTCTTTGGCCTTGGCTATGGTAAATACATAGTCATGTGCCAGTGACATGAAGTGGTTGTCGTTGTTGGCATTTCTGGCTTTGAGGCCATCGATCTTAACCTTCGACCAGTCAATCTTCCATGTATCTACATCATAGCTAGGCTCGGTTTTGCTAGTGACCAGCTGCCAGAACTCCTGACAACGCTTGACAACTACATCAAAGTAGTCTTGGTCAAAATCAATACGAGCATACTCGATCTCATTGCCAAAGATTACTGTAAGGTATGCGCTGTCAATCTTAGACAGTGCCATATACAGCTGCACCTGTGGCATGTATGTATCCAGCATGTCAGACATTGATCTGTTGCTGCTGGTATGTTTGGCTTCGATGATTGATGTGATGCCATCTTCTGAGACAGCGATGCCATCGACTGTACCCTTGAATGGTACGCCATGTATGACTTCTCTGAACTCATGCTGTGTCATAACCTCTGACCCATCAACGCCACCATGCCCTGTATCCTGACAGAACCAAGCAATGTTGAATGCTTCAGTGTATGTACCAAGCCTGACTTTGAAGATGTGATCAAGATCGACAGGCTGCTGCTTGCCCATCTTGACCATCCATAACTCGTGCCAGTCTCCACGCATAATGCTGTAAAGGTCTGACCCTCCGATAAATCCTACTCTATTCATAGTACCTCCTATGTCTATGGTGGTGTGACTTCGCGGTGAGGATTTTGGATGTAGTCACACCACCTATCGACCAGACCAGCCGTCACAAGTTACACCCAAAATATGCTGCATTGTTGCACACAATTTTATGTATTGCAAACAGTTATCGAAACCTTGAATTGGCTACAATCTTTTTGATTAGGCCATCCACATCGATGGGCTGGCCTAATCTTTCTCTTCTAGTGACAAAGTATTGCAATGATACGATGGCTGGCTTGCCTCGATCATGACGCCACTTAGATAATTTTGTGGCATCGGCAATGAAACTATCCACAGTATAACCCAGAGCAAGCAGCTTAGAAGCAAGGTGTTCCTGACGCATGTCATAACGAAACCCCTTGCCCCAAATACTATTTACTAGCTGTTGATACTTTAAGCATAGCTCACGTTCTTCATTGTGCATTGTAGTTTTCTTTTGACCACATCACCAGCTGTTGTCTGCCAGACGCACCTTTACGTTTGGTTCCGTCAACAATTACAAGCCCCTTTTCTTTGAGCTGTTTGTATCTTGCTGTTACTGTGCTGTACCTGATGTGTGACATACGATCTAAAACATCATCAGATATGCAACCATCTGGAAACATATTGATTGCTTGCAACACTTTCTTTTCCATTCGTGTAACGTCAAGCTGCTCAGCAGCTGCGTGACTTGTAGATGGATCGTCATTGCGCACTAACTTGTATGCCGGTGTTTCAAATAGATCATTCATGCAAACCTCCTTACTTGTTGCATATATGCAGTATACATATCCTGTTGACAAACTCAACAGGTTTTGTCCATCATGATTCCGAGGCTATATGTGTGGCCTCGTCATCATGAAGTACCTCTGTTGGCTGGATCGTTTACCTCCCTGCGATCCAGCCAATTATTTTTGCAGCTAATGGATTGCTCGCCTCGATACATATAAAGTTCGGGCCAGACTTTTGCTTCAGCAAATATATATCTGCTGGCTGTTCATTGTGCGTTGTTGTTAGAAAACTAAACCCACGCCCTTTTGCTTGATACTTAGATTCAGCAATCAAAACTCCGGCAGGGGTTTCGATCTGGATGTCCCCGGCAAACTTGCCACCCAGTTGTCCTGAGAGAGGCTGCCTTTCCGCTTTGGCCCCGCGAGTTTCGAGCCACTTGACCCACCATCTTTCGTGGTAGCTTCCTTTACTGCGCTGAGATGTTCCCATCCATGCTTCTCCATACAATCAAGACACCAAGTATTATTGTTGCCAGTAATAACAAACCAATTGGTTGTGATATTACAGTGACCACAAGTTGCTGCGTATCCTATCTTATTTTTTTTTGATTTCGATCTTTGCTTCGAGGGCATCTAACCAACATATGAGTAGAAAGTTTGAGGGAACACGTTTGTATTGTTCCCACTTGTGTACGAGTGAGGATGCGCAGCCGATGCGATCAGCCAACTCCTCTTGTGACCAGCCACGATCATTGCGCAATGAGACTAAGCCGCAGACTACTGAGTGCCAGCTGTCACTAATCTCTTTGGGTTTGCTGTAATGCGTAAACTTTGATCGCATTCATAACCTTCTTGGCTGTTGACAAACGTAAATCGCCACCAGCTACAGTCCTATAGTAAGTGCTAGTAGGTACGTTAGCCAGCCGAAACGCTTTGAGAATTGATAGGTTGCAGTCAGATGCAGCTGCAATAAGTTGATCCATGTATGTTTTCATGCATGGACGTTACTGCATGTTTGCTACATCTGACAAGAGGTATTTATTCTTCTTTGTTTAAGTGGAATAAATTCGCAACTGTTTGCGCACCATCTATTAGCTTGTGCATCTGGTCTACTGTCACTGTGTTAGCACCATAGTATTGTAGGTCTTCACCTATATCTTTTGATGCTTTGACTAATTCATCCACAGCTTCGAGCATTGATGGGTATTTGTTTTCGATTGAGAATAAGAGTGCCGATCTAACAGCTGCTTCCTTTTCTCTTTCTTTTTCAAAGTATTCTATACGCTCTTCCACAGTCATTTCATGTAGTTCTTTTGCCATTACTTTACCGTCCCTTCTGGCAGTCCTAAGTATGTTACTGTCTTGTGCAGCCGCTTGCTCCATTGTGAATCAAGAAACTTATGCTTGGTTTTTTTGTAGCCATGCATAACAGTTGAGTGATCCTTGTTGATGAACCTACCAATCTCACTGTAACTTTTGTCACAACACTTGGTCGCTATCCAATAGTAGATAAATCTAGCGTCTACTATTCTTCGCTCTCGGCGGTTGGACATAAGCTCATGCAGCTCGATGTCATTGGTATGGCACACCGCATCAACTACCTGCCGCAGCCGGGGGAACTTTGGTTTAGATTGATCCATCACACACCTCGCAGTATGACTGCCCATGCTTCATGTATCTTGGCACCGTCATTATCTTTATGCCGTGCATACTGTGAAACGATTGGCCCAATGGTTGCGCATGCTTCTGCCCAAGTCATCATCTGTTGAGTTGGTGCAGTGCGACTGTCGAACTCAAATACATTCACGCCATTGCTTGAATATGTGTGGTCGAACACATCATCGAATCGTGGTGTCATGATACCCTCCATACACGATAGCCGCCATCTCTTTGTGCGCGTATTGCACCTTTGCCAAGCGGATGATTTCTTGCAATAGAGTTGCTAAGTGCGACAGCATCTTTAAATGTGTCAACGAATACTGAATCGCCCTCTTGCATTGCTTCTATAATTTCAGAAAATTTTCCGCAACGACCCTTTCTCTGTGGGAGTGGAATATTCTTTTCGATCTTCATTACGCTACCTCCTTGCCATCGATCATGGCTTGATGATCTTCATGTGGTGTGATGTGCTTGTCTTCCCATGCTGTAACAGCACGGTCGAGGAACACATCACGCTTGAAGTTTGGATTGGTTTGGTCAAGATGGTCAGCCATCCGATCGATGTCGGATGGGTGTCCCATCAGTGGGCCAAAGAAATCAGCAACGAACTCGAAGTGTTGCCGTGTGAATCGTGGATATTTGTCAGCCATTAGTACCTCCTTATATGTAGTTTGGCTCATCGTCATAGACTTCACCGAAGTCTGACCATTCTTGTTCCCAGTCAGGCTGACCATCTGGTTGATTGTCAACCTCTTTGTTGTAGCATTCGCACTCGCCGCTGCGCACCTCGGCATAGCCGCAGTTCATTTCGCAGTCAGCTTCAACGATTGGTGGTGGTGTCATCATACCTCTCCTATGTCATATACATCGATGTCATGCAGTTCTACATTGCGATCTTCAATGCCAACATTAGCTATTGCAATTTCTCTAGCTTCATCTTCTGTGTCAGCTGCAACTTGCATGCGTGTGCTTGATGTTAGTGTGAGTATTACATCGAATCTTTTCATGCTAATGCCTCATGATGTTTCCATACGAATGGACGATAGTCTTCCATGTACCCATCAGGTGATGGCATGTCAGCTGCCTTAGAGAATGCAGTCATCATCTGCACATGGAAACGACTGCCAATGATGCGGATGTCATTGCGAACAGTTTCAATGTCAGTCTTGACATCTACTGTGTCACCATCTGGATTGCCGCCAAGCAGCAGCCCACGCCCAGCCAGTGGTAGTGGGTAGTTCTTGTGCATCCAGAAGTGTTGGTCATCGAGTGAATACAGACCCTCATCATCGATGTACACATGATCATCAATGAAGTCGTAGTCATCGAGATGATAGAGACGGACAACATCAAACGCACGGCAATGATTGCCAATGGTGGGTGAGATGTCTTTCCAGCTGCCGCTGAAATTTATTTCAGTTACAGCTGATTGACCTGTAACGGTCGGGTCTATTAGATATGCTTTCATCATTACCTCCTTTTAAGTTTATCACCTTCAAAATGATAAACGCCATGCAGTCTGAAACAGCGGAACTTGTCTTTGGTACACACACGAATAAGATCGTAGTCTTTACCAAAGGCTTTGGCTCGTTTGATAAGTTGCGCTTCAATTTCTTTTATGGATTTTGCAACAGAGAATATTGTGTATTCGCTGCGTACATTAGTTAATGGATGATAGTAGTACCTCATTTTTCACCTCCTATGATGTGTACTTTTCGATTCGCCATTCACGAACAGGGAACATTCGTTTGTCACGAATACGTTCTTCCCATTGCTCGATGATGCCTATGGCCTGTTGTCTAGTGAATATCTTTCCACCGTTTACTGAATCAGCTATCAATGATTCAGATGTATCGTTGTGGTATATCCCATAGATTCTAAAATACATGTTCATATTGCACCTCCTTGTGAACTATTATACTGCATTTATGCAACTACACAAGTCACATTATTCACAGTGTTCCATCTTTGTGGGATTTATATATTTCCCACGCTACACACGACCAGCTGACTATCATCAGCACCATCGATAAATAAAATATGATTGCAAATAGTGACATCATTACCTCCTTGTGAATCGGGGCTGGCAGTGGTAGTGCCAGCCCCTAGCGGTTCGCGTCCAAATCTAAGGAAGTTGATTGGACATTTTGTACATTTTAGCTAATTTAGCCACAGTCCTTTCTTTGTCTGTTGATGAAATGATTGAAAACGGTCGAAGTTCCTCACCGAAAGTTACGGTTTAGTCTCCTTCCGTGGGGACACAGAATAAATTCTGCGATACCTCAACTGACAACGAGAACAAAAAAAGGGAGGGGCAAAGCCCCTCCCTGCTGTGTCAGCGATAGTTAACGCTCTTGAGTAGTGATGCCGCTGTTGGCTTGATTCGTTTCTGTGTTGACGAGGTTTGTCCAGAAAACAGCTTCTCGCGTGTATCATAGAAATCAGCTGCGCCTGTCCACTCTCGATGTGCAAGCACCTCGAAGAGTGTTTGCATCAGCGTTGCTTGATGCTCGAAGATAGCTTCCAGCGCCTCGCTCTTGATGCGTCTCGCATCAATGCGAGTGGTCTCGGCGAGTTCGCCGTTCCGGCGTACCTCGTCGTCGCGCTGCGCTTCCAGCTTCTTCTGCCAGTCGCGCTGACCCTGCGCTGCTTTCTCGAATGTCGCAGTAGCTGCTCCATATGCGAGAAAGACATCTCGGTTGTAGTATGGATTGTCGGCAAAGGACACTGGGTTTTGATCCGCATCTCGCGGATCAAGGCCCTCTGGTAAATGTTCTTGGAACATTTCCAGATTGGCCTTCAGTGTCTCATTGACTTCCTGCATGTTGATGGATACTTCATACTTCTTAACTACATTTGTTTTCTTAGTCATCATTCAGTTCCTTTATGTTGTTGTAAACACACGCACACGATGTGCATGATATGGCTTGACGTACTCGGACTGGCTCGCAGCTGTCAATTTGCTTGTTCCAACCCACTCGGGTGCTAGATTCGCGGAAGGAACCGATTTGCAAAGCAAATTGGAAGGAACCGCTAATCTAGCTTGACCCTCGTTGCTTGGATGCAACTTGACAGTCGAGACTGAGCCGAGTCATCATTCCATGATAAAATGCATTATCGTGTGTGTGTGTCTCAATGTGTGCGTAGGCATGACACGCAGGCTTGTCCTGCAATGCGCGGCCTAGCGCATATTGCGGACTGCGCCACGACTTCGAGGACGGATAGTCCGAGGGGAGTAATAGCGCAGAACTCCAGTTATCACCAATATCTGAGACAGTATTCTTGATGATACCGATTTGGCTACATATGGCATGGTTCTGCCTACAAGCCAGCGTGCGCTGGCTGGGCATTGGATGTCCGGCTCATGCCTATGGCATGACTGCGCTATGAATGTGCGTGGCTTGCCACGCCCAGCGCAGACGGACACCAATGGGCGATGGCTTGTAGGCACGGTTCTGCCATATGTAGCTGGGGTTGTGAGTTGACAACGAGTATTTGCATGTGGCATAAGGGGGGGGACACAGGGGGGGGTTTATGCAAGGGGTTGAGGATGAGTAACCAGCTAGTAGTAACCGACAAACAAGCGCGGCTTGTGGATACCCTCGTAGCAACTGGCTGTACTATTAAGGACGCCGCGCATGAAGCCGGTTACGCTAGCGGTGAGAGTGGAAGAGTGACTGCTAGCAAGGCTTTACGGCTGCCTCATGTGCAAGCGTATATGATGCAGAGAGTTGCAGAAACGCTTGGGCTGAATGCTACGACAGCCGCTGCGCGTCTCGTGCAGCTCGCTCAAGGGGCTAAGAGTGAGTATGTGCAGCTGGAAGCGAGCAAAGACATCCTCGACCGTGCTGGTTTCAAAGCCCCTGAGCGACACATGCACCTCCACGCTGGCGACATTTCCGTTAGCATTGACTTATCGTAGTGGGGTGGCCCCAAAAACTAGGTGGTGTCCCCCTCGACCCCGCCCTTCACTCTTGTAATTCTTAAAAAGGCTCGATGTTCGATTGTGCGTTGAGCAACCTCAAAGCCATCTGCAATATTGCATCTGTTAAAAATATTTTTTGGCAGAAGGTTCGATGCCCACATTAAACGACATGTTATCCAATATGGATATGCACAAGAACTTCTACATCCGTGGTGTAGTTAATTCTTTGCTGCCTGAGTTTATGAATCCTTTGGATAGAGAGATAACTGAGAATAATATATCTGGTGAGGCTGTTGAGTTACTTCGCTCGATAGTCCAGCAGCGTTATCCAGATATGGAAGAGGGTGAAGTAAACATGCTCTCTGGTTATGGTGGTGATCAGGAGGTAGAGTTATCTCTTGGTCAGTTTGGTGTGACTAAAGAGAATGGGCAGTATGTAATCTTTGATACATATGATTTTGAATCTGTAGATCAAAGCTACCTTGATTCTATAAAAGAATCTCTTGGCACTAAAAACATCTTACCCTTCGTTAGCAAACTTGGCGGCGACTTGATGCCAGAGAATCCAGATGGCACTAGCCGCGAGGATGCATTGAAGGTGCGTATACGCATACCTGATGAGCCACAAGTTGTTGACATGGATTTTGACAACGACATCGAGCCGACTGCATCTACGTTTGTGTTTGAAGGGCCGATGACCAACAAGCGTAAGAAATTGTGGGACACCTTTACCAGCATGTTTATTACACCAGCCGAAGCTGGTGGGCTTACATCTGACATGGATGATGGGAGTGGCTTTGCATCTCAAGACACTGTTGATCTCCCAGACCCTTTGGAAGATGAGGCAATGGAAGCATTTATTGCTGATAACTTTGATCCAAGAAATTTAATGGATAATCAAAAGTAATGGCTAGAAAGTTTAAAACCCCAGCATGGACACGCAAAGAAGGAAAGAACCCCAGCGGTGGTCTCAACGCTGCCGGTCGCGCATCCTACAAAGGCGGCACCCTCAAAGCACCAGTAAAGTCAGGGGACAACCCACGCCGCGCCAGCTTCCTAGCACGGATGGGAAACATGAAGGGGCCGGAAAGAGATAGTGATGGAGAGCCAACGCGCTTGTTAAAGTCTTTACAAGCATGGGGTGCATCGTCCAAAGCTGATGCAGTAAAAAAAGCTAGGGCGATTAGTAAACGTAACAAAGCAAAGAAAGCGAGAGCATAATGCCAATGGGTAAAGGAACATACGGCTCAAAGAAGGGTCGTCCACCAAAGAAGTCAATGCTTACTGCTGGGCAGAAGAAGTTGCCCGAAGCATTAAAGAAAAAGATTATGAAGTCTAAAAAGAATGGCAGTTAACGCAGCTGGCAACTATACAAAGCCGGGAATGCGCAAGGCTTTGTTCAATCGCATAAAGGCTGGCGGCAAAGGCGGCAAGCCCGGTCAGTGGTCTGCGCGTAAGGCGCAGATGCTGGCTAAAGCATATAAAGCAAAAGGTGGTGGATATACCTCATGAAAAACGTACCTAACAAACCAAAAAATAAATCACTTATCAAAGCTAGTGGTGATGAAGTTCGCTTTGCTTTGAACAATAATTTTAGAGATTGGGCAAAATCAAAGGGCATTGCAACAAGAAAAGAGATGGATACTCTGCCCAAGGTTAAGCTGCAAAATCTTTATATTGAGTATTTAAAATCTAAAGGCCAGTAATGAAGCCTCCGCAAAAATCATTAAGAGCATGGACAAGGCAGAAGTGGCGCACCAAGTCAGGCAACCCATCAACGCAAGGCTCTAAAGCTACTGGTGAACGGTATCTGCCTTCAGCTGCTATTAAAGCTATGAGTGCTAGCCAGTATGCAGCAAGCAGCAAGAAGAAACGCGAAGACACTAAGAAGGGCAAACAGTTTTCGAGCCAGCCAAAGGCTGCAAGACGTATAGCAAAAAGGTTTAGATAATGCTTGCTGAACTCGCAGCTGCTAATGCGGCGTTTGCTGTTATCAAGACAGCCATCCAGAATGGACGCGAGTTAGCATCTGTCGGCAGTGAGATAAGTAAGTTTGTCCACTCACAAGAAACAATCCGTCAAAAGCAATTAAAGAAAAAGTCATCTATGTTTGGTGATGACTTCCAAGAGTTTATGGCTCTTGAGGAGTTGCGTAAGAAGGAAGCTGATCTTAGGTCTTATATGCAGTTGTATGGTAGGCCGGGTTTGTACCAAGACTGGATTGAGTTTCAACGCAAAGCTAGGGTCGAGCGTCAACAGCAGCAGCTTGAAGCGCACCGCAAACAACGACAGCTTGTAGAAAACATAATGATTGGCTCTGGCGTAATAGGGATTATATTGTTAGTAATGTCTATTGGCTTTTTTATTCTTGAGGCAGCATGAGCTTTTTACACACATTAAAGAAAGAAGAGCGTGACCTTCTTAGAAAAATAGTGAAGAAGGTACACCTTTCTCACCACCCAAAAGAATTTTGCACTGACCGTGAAGCAGATAAAGTTATATCTGTTATAGGGCCAGAGGTTGTTGAGCATATGATTAAGTTTGGCAAGGATAACAAGGTTGACCAACTTTAAGTACAAGCCAGATGGTCAGGTCATAAAATCTTTTATGAAGTCTGATGTATTCTTTCGTGGCCTTAGAGGGCCGGTAGGTTCTGGTAAGTCTGTATGTTGTTGTGTTGAAATCTTTCGCCGCGCACTCCAACAGAAAAAAGCAGAAGATGGAAAGCGTCACAGCCGCTGGGCTATTATCCGTAATACTAACCCGCAGCTTAAAACTACAACCATTAAGACATGGCTTGACTGGTTTCCCGAAGAAGAGTGGGGCAAGTTCCTTTGGTCTGTGCCATACACACACCATATTAAAAGGGCTGACATCGATCTCGAAGTTATCTTTTTGGCATTGGATAGGCCAGAAGATGTCAAGAAGTTGTTGTCATTAGAACTTACAGGCATATGGATCAACGAGGCTAGGGAAATACCTAAGTCTATCATCGATGCTTGTACTATGCGTGTTGGTCGTTACCCTTCTATGAAAGATGGCGGCTGCACATGGACAGGTGTAATTGCAGATACTAACGCTCCAGAGGAGGATCATTGGTGGCCGATAATGTCGGGCGAAGTGCCGATACCAGATCATATACCCAAAGACGAAGCAAAAATGTTGGTAAAGCCAGACAATTGGGAGTTCTACACCCAGCCAGCTGGCATGACGGAAGTCAAAGATCAGGAAGGAAACGTCACCGATTATATCCCAAACGAGAGTGCAGAAAACACAAACAATATGAGGAAAGACTATTATCCGAATATCGTCAGGGGAAAGACGAAGAGTTGGATTGATGTCTATGTAATGAATCAGTTAGGTACTATCAAAGATGGCAAACCCGTTTATCCCATGTTTGTTACTGATACCCATGTCGCCAAAGAAGAAATCCCGGTGGCATCGGGTGTGCCTGTATATATTGGTGTTGACTTTGGCCTTACCCCTGCTGCTGTCATTGGTCAAAAGGTGCGTGGGCGTTGGTTAATTTTGCAAGAGATTGTTGCGTTTGATATGGGCATTGTTAGGTTTAGCGAGGTGATGCGGCAAGAGATTTCATCACGGTATGGGGATTGCGAAATAAACATTATAGGTGATCCAGCTGGCGACTTCCGCGCACAAACTGATGAATCGACACCGTTTCAGATACTGCGCGGCTGCGGCTTGAATGCAAGACCGGCGCAATCAAATGATGTATCACTGCGTCTTGAATCTGTTAATGCACCATTGAATAGAATGATTGAGGGTGCATCTGGGTTTCTTGTTGACCCTCGATGCCGTACTTTGATCAAAGGCTTTGAGGGTGGCTATCAGTATAAGCGTATGCAAGTATCTGGTGAAAGGTTTGATGATAAGCCGGAGAAGAACCACTTCTCTCACATACATGATGCATTGCAGTATTTAATGATGGGTGCTGGTGAAGGTAGAAACATATTGCGCAATGTTTCTGCAACCACTAAGCCGTTCCAAGCTAAGACGGAGTTCGATGTATTCAGCCGTAGGCCAAAGCCAAGAAGGCAGGGTCTGTGGTCAAGAATGTAATTGTGCGTTGCGTTGCAAACATGCATAGGGTTATTACGGCATAAAGGAGATTAGCATGTGTACCTCATCTGTTTTTAAGCCAGTTGTCAAACTTACTCGTGGCTTACTTGGCATTTCAAAGCCTCAAGCTCCACCAGTTCCAGAAGAAGATAAGTCTGCTGCTGAAGAACGTAAGCGTATGATGGCAGAACAAGAAGAGACGCAAAAAGAAGAGCGTCAAAAAAGATTGCAAGATCAAGTTCGCAGACGCAAGCGTGGCGGCACAGGCCAGCGTTCCCTGATTACAGGTCAGGCTGGTGGTGTTGGCTATTTTGATGAGACCATATAATGGATACAGTTGCACGGCGTATGCTAGAACGGTTCGAGAAGTCTAAACAGAACCGGGTGCTTTTTGAATCATTGTTTGAAGAGTGTTATGAATATGCTCTTCCAATGCGGCAGAGCTTTTTTTATGAAAGCCCCGGTCAACGCCGTGACGATAAAATCTTTGATGAGACTGCTGTTGTAGGCACACAAGAGTTTGCATCAAGATTGCAATCAGGTCTTGTTCCTAACTTTGCACGTTGGGCTGATCTACTTGCTGGCAGCGAAGTGCCGGAACAAGAAGCTGATGATGTTAATAACAGCTTGGATCAGGTAACAGATTATGTATTTGAAATTATCCAGAACTCTAACTTTGGGCAAGAAGTTCATGAATCGTTTATGGACTTGGCTGTTGGTACAGGCATCCTTCTTGTTGAAGAAGGTGACGCAGTTAATCCGGTTCGCTTCAATGCGATTCCATTACCGAGTGTATATCTTGATACAGGCCCGGATGATAAAATTGACCATGTATATAGACAGCGTTCTCTCAAGTATTCGGATTTGCCTGTGGCGTATCCAAAAGCGGTATTTCAAGAAAGAACCGCCAAAGCAATAGCTAGCAATCCAGATGGCAAAGTGCAGATCGTTGAGATTGTTTGCCGTAACTATGAGAAGCGAAACGAAGATCGCTTTGACTTTTATGTAATTAACGTACCAGAACAAGAGACTATTGTAATTGATCAGTTCAAAGGCACTGGTGCAAACCCTTATGTTTGTTTCCGTTGGTCAAAAGCCAGTGGTGAAATCTATGGGCGTGGCCCACTAATCAACGCATTGTCTGCAATTAAGACAACCAACCTTACTATCGAGCTTGTTCTTGAAAATGCACAGATGGCTATCTCTGGCATTTATCAAATGGATGATGATGGTATTATCAATACCGACACAATTAACCTTGTGCCGGGAACCATCATTCCTAAAGCTATGGGGTCGCAAGGTTTGCAGCCGATCAGGAACGCTGGCAACTTTGATGTTGCGCAGCTGGTTCTTGGGGATATGCGCAGTAACATCAAGCGAGCGTTGTATAACGATATGCTTGGCGACCCCAACAAAACACCCGCTAGCGCGACTGAAGTGGCAGAACGGATGGCTGACCTATCCAGACGGATTGGCTCTGCTTTCGGCAGACTGCAAGCAGAGATGGTGCAACCAATCTTGCAGCGGGTCGTTTATATATTGAAGAAGCAAGGTCGCATTGATTTACCTACAATCAATGGGCGTGAAGTAAAGATTCGTTCTGTATCACCTCTTGCACAAGCGCAAGCTAATCAAGATATATCATCTATATCTCGTTACTTGCAGTTGGTTGGTGGTACGTTTGGGCCAGAAATCCTTAACCTACTTGTAAGCTCAGAAGATGTTGCGGTGCATCTTGCTAAGAAGTTTGGTGTGCCTGATACACTTGTACGCGATAAAGTAGATCGTGAAGAGTTGATAGCAGCTGCACAGCAAATGAGACAGCAACAAATGCAACAACAACAGATGATGCAAGGACAGGATGTCTAATCAACTAGGTATTGATAATTTTCCTCGTACTAAACAGAACGATGAAAAACTATCCAAAGACGTAAGGGCATTGTTTCGCACTCCTAATGGACAGGAAGTGTTGAAGTATTTACGCTCCATTACCATCGAAGCAGTCACAGGGCCAGCAGCTTCTGATGCCGAGTTAAGGCATCTTGAGGGGCAGCGGTATTTAGTCGGTCTCCTTGAGAGGCGTATTAAACATGCAGAAAAGGTAGAAAAGAATGGAACAAGCAGATAATGTGGAAGTAGCTGTGGCTACAGAAGCACCTGTGTCCGATCGACCAGAGTGGCTTCCTGAGAAATTTAAATCACCAGAAGATATGGCATCATCATATTCTGAACTAGAATCAAAGCTAGGTCAGGGTGAAGATGCTCTTAGAGACAAGATTGTTTCTGAACTAGAGCAAGAAGCATACTCAAATAGACCAGCTACAGCTGGTGACTATAGCATCCCGGAAGCTATTGACCCGGAACTTGCAACTGACAATGCATTGTTTCAGTGGTGGGCTAATCATGCATATGAAAATGGATATAGCCAAGAAGAGTTTGAAGATGGCATCAGCCAGTATGCAGAAGCTCTTGAGGCTATGCAGCCTGATCTTGATGCTGAACGTCAGCTTCTTGGTGATAATGCTGATGCTCGTATCGAAGCTGTTGACCTCTGGTCTAAAAAGTTTTTCCCGGCAGAGTTTGAAGAAGTGATTGTCGGCATTGGTCAGTCAGCAAAAGGCATCGAGGCTTTAGAGTTTCTTATGTCTCAAATGCAGGGATCATCTGTATCGGCTGATGGTCAACCGGTTGGTCGTGCATCAGAAGCTGATTTGCGTTCAATGATGCAAGACCCACGTTACTGGAACCCTGTGAAGAGAGATGCTGCATATGTCAAGCAAGTCGAAGAGGGTTTTTCCCAACTCTATCGGTAACATCTACCATAAGGCCGATGGCATAGAAATAGTGAAGGCAACCAGCGAACACGCTGGTTATCTTCAACATCGTCTTAGAACTACAGACATTCGTGAATGCATGATTTCCGGAGCATCCCCTTGGGCTGCGCTGCACTTGCCTCTTGCTGATAAGAGTGGTCAAACATGGACTATTCTTATCAACGGAGAGCCAGCATGCATGTATGGTGTGTCAGGAATATCTGACGAAGACGATTTGTACAGTGCAGTTATATGGTTACTTGGTAGTGACTTGATAGATAAAGAGTGGCGCAAGTTTCTTAGAGTTACCAAACAGATAGTAGAACACCTTCAAACACAGTTTGACATATTAGAAAATGTTGTACCGGCTGATCACAACAAAACTATTAAGTGGTTGAGTTGGTTGGGTTTTATGTTTGCTCACAAACCTACAGTTATTAATGGCTTTAACTGTGTGCGTTTTGTGCGTTGCAATTACAACATAGAAGTGAGATTTGAATGATATTACGGCCTGTTTTAGACTGACAGCCCCGATTGGGACAACTGGATGAGGAACGAAACGGACAACCGTTGGTGTAGTGTAACTTTTTTATAAGGACTGAAAGAAATGGCTAATACAATTGACCAAGCCTTTATCAAGCAGTTCGAGACTGAAGTTCACATGGCTTATCAGCGTATGGGTTCTAAACTCCGCAACACTGTTCGCACCGCTGGTAATGTTCGTGGTTCTGTTGTTCGCTTCCAGAAGATTGGTACTGGGTCAGCAAACACTAAGTCTCGTAACGGCAACGTAACTCCAATGGAACTGGCGCATACTAACGTAGAAGCTACTATGGCTGACTACTATGCACCAGAGTACATCGACAAGCTCGATGAGTTGAAGACCAACATCGATGAGCGTCAAGCTGTAGCACAATCAGCTGCTGCTGCCTTGGGTCGCAAAACCGATGAGATTCTGTACACAGCTATGGACGCTGGTGCGAATGCAACTCAGATCAGCACAACTGGTGCTGCTGTAACCAAAGCTAACCTGCTTACTCTTTTTGAAACATTCGGTACTGCCGATATTCCAGAAGATGGTCAGCGTTATCTTGCTATGCATCCAAAAGGATATGCAGACCTGTTCCTGATTGATGAGTTTGCCTCATCAGATTATGTCGGTGAACAGAACCTGCCATTCG